TACGCCTCGGTGTGAGCATGCCGGCACCTCCCAGTAAGGAATGGGCCGAACTCTTAACCGTGGTACGGCCGAGGGTCCTCCTTACAGTCTACGGGGGTGTCGTTATATGTTAACCTAAGATGGGAAGTGTTTGGATTAGTGTAATGACGCCTCTCTTTATGAGGAGTGTGAGAGCAACAACTGATACCATACTTGCCCTCAGTCTCAGGAGATCAAACGGTCCGCGCTGATCGCGTGCCGATGAATACTGTAGGTTTGTGCTGGCGTTGACATGTCTAGGTCTGCTTCAGCAATCCTTGAGGAGATGGCAAAGGCAGACGGGAAGGTCAGTTTTCTGATCACCGGGAGCTTGAGTAACTGTGGTCCGGCGGACCTTTACAGCATCTGTCGCCTCGTGGCGGACAAGGTCAAGATTGATGACAAAGGCGACTTCTACAACAGGGTGAGCCTCGGCTATCGGCTGACTGTCTCTCAGTACGAGAAGCTACAGCGCTGTCCGGCTTTTATGAAGCCTAAAGAGGTCAGTTTGGCCGAGCTGGATGCGCTTAAGGCGCTCCTTGCAGAGCCGCTAGTTTCGCAGACGGCCAACTTTGAGCTCGCGCGCGACAATGCCAACTGGACCATCCTGCTTGACACTGAAGCGGACGTGGACAGGTTTGTCAGCAGACTGCGACCTGATGCGAAGATTCTGCTAGGTTTCACTCGAATCCGAGTGAACAGGGCCATCTTTGTACTGCTCCGCTGCAAATTGTGGACGCTTAACTGCAGCCTGTTGTGCAGCTATGCCGCCGCAAACAGGTGGCGGTGGTCACGGTTGACCAATGCGTTGCATGCGGTGGTGTTTGGCGACGCTGTTCAGAGCGCCGAATATGTGGAGTTTCTGAGGCTCGGTGGTGCCGGAGCGACCGACAAGGAGTACGTGAAGGCGGCCAAGGCGCATCAGATACTGCTTAGAGGCTCGCGGATGAACATCTTTGGGCAGGACGTGGGGGTCGAGGCCATTGACAAGCTCTCTTACATCTCAACGCTGATTGGGCGCTGCCAGCTGAACGATGGGGAGGCCTTTGCCAAGGAGATGCGTGCGCGTGAGGCTGAGGTGCCGGACTACCAAGTCCCGTGGTGCCCTGACGCCAGCATGCCCAAACTGATGCGTGAGGAGTGGGTTGCTCGCATCATCGCCCACGGGGTGCAGCCCGAGCTGGTGTCTTGGGATGAGTGGGAGGCGTATCGGTGTATTAACACGCCTGCTGGATCTTCGACATTGTCAAGACAGAAGGTTGCCACGCTGGTGTGCGATGCTCGCAAGAAGGAGCTGCTCCTATCGCATGAGCATTCGGCACTCACTCTTGACGAGTTTGCAAAGCTGATTGGCGGGGGCAAGAACCAGCGGGTTAAGCTGCAGGGCAGCAAGCGCATCTTGGGAGAGCTTATCGACAAGTACGGGATCGACGACATTCCTGAGAAGATGCCGGTCTTTGCGTTCCTCAAGTGGGAGCCTGCGGCGCAGAGGTACATTTACCCGACTGACTATATCGCCACTGACCTGAGCGCGTATATGACGCATGCGGGATTTGGGGCGATGTGCGGGTGCTCTGGGACCGACTTAGGGCACAGTCTCACTGGCGGGTTGGCCGTCAAGTTGGACGTGATGCTGACCGTCGGCGCGGGGATGTGCTCGGCAAACGTCGATGGCGCCGGCTTTAATGAGCGCCACTCACCAGACGACCAAGAGCAGATACGGGGAATACAGGTTGCCGCGTGCAAGTCTACGACTCCCTCGACTCTGATCGACGAGAACGTCAAGGCGCAAGAGAAGTACACTGCCATGAAGAAGGCGAGTGTTATTTTTGTGGAGGACCCGGTCTCGAAGCAGGCGCGGCGAGTGGAGGTGAGCGCGAAGACTGTGTTTTCCGGCGAGGACTGCACACAGACGGTCAACACGGGCATCATCGGGTCAATTGGGCCAATATGCGCCAGGCGGGTCGTTGAAGAGCACGGCGTTCCTGTTGCGCTGCTGTTCTTCAAAGGCGATGACCTCAACTCGTACTTCCGCCATTGGATTCACGCAGTGCTCTTCATCCTGACGGTCGAGGAGTGCGGCGTGGAGTTGGGCAAGATCAAAGACTTTCTGGAGTACGACGCAAGCGAGCATGAGCGATGCATTGTGACTGAGCGCGGTTACAACGGCTCGTTGTTTCGCAAGATCGGTGCGCTGACGCCTTCCGAGCCGCAAGGGATCGGGAAACTTACTCTCGAGGAATCGATACGCTTCGCTGTCGACGCCGGCGATGCCTTGATCGCGAGGGGCGCGCAGAAATGCGCTGCGTTTGTCATTCTTCACGAGGTGTTGGCGACGTACTTCAAGATGAACAAGAGCATCAGCGAGTTCGTGTCAGCGTTGAGTGTGCTAAAGTGCGCCGGTGGGCTCGGGCTGTGTTTGCCCGAGGGATTGAAGTGGAACCTCTCCAAGGCCGGTCAGAGGAGGCCGCTGGTCACTCGGTTTGAGTTGAAAGATGACGGCTTGCTGGGGCCAGTGGGCAGTGCCAGGCTGACCGACTCTTTGTTGCGCAAGCTGGAGGAAAACTTCAAGCTACCACCGCACACGCTTGACGGCCACCGCGAGGAGCTAATCAGCTCTGGACTGGAGGCCGGGCTGGGTGCAGCAAAGTACGGCGAGAGGCGGCGCGTCTCTGAGGAGGAGCTGGCATTTGCAACCGAGGAAGAAGCTGAAGCGCGTGAGCAGAGGCGAGTTGCGGGACTCGAGCAGCTTAGGTCGGAAGCTCTGGCTGAGCGCGAGGAAGCAATGCGCGCCAAGCGCGGGCTCGAGGAGATGGAGGCGGGCGAGATCCGAGACTCAGATGCAGAGTCCGAGGAGGGAGACATAACGGCTGCGTACGAGGCGGAAGTGCAAGCTGAGGCGACCAGCGCGGCGGTGACCTTATCGATGGCGGAGGCCGTTATGGCCGAGATGAGATCTGGTGTGCTGGCGCCGTCGCGGCTGGACAGCTATAACAGAGAGCTCATGGTGTTCATCGGTGCTGACACCAGGTTTCCACGGCAACGACTCTGGCACGATTGTGTGCTAGACAGGGAGACGCAGGGTCTGGCGGTATCGTGGGCGCAGGAGTTGTTCTCGTATCTGGCAAGCGGCACCAAGCTG